TCCACGCTGACCCGGACCCTCGACGACATCGTGAGCATCCTCGGGGACGACGCGAAGGCGTGCGAGATCGACGGGGAGGTCGACCCGGACCTCATGTGGGAGACCCTCGCCGGCGGGTACGTGCCGCTCGCGCAGCGTCAGCAGCCGGCCCCGACCGCCGACGCCGTGGAGCCGGCCGCGCGGGCGCTCATGTCGGAGTGGGAGTGCGAGCCCCTCGTCACCTACCCGCCTGAGGGCGACGCCGTCTGCGAGCAGCACGACATGTCCGCGTGGACGGACGGGTTGTGCGGGTTCGCCGCTGACGCCGCCCGTGCCGCCCTCGCCGCTGCCCGTGCTGGGGAGGTGGAGGGCTGCGAGGTCTGCGGTCGCCCGGATGACGGGAACTGCAACTGCCCGCTGCTCAGCCCACCGGCTCAGCGCGGCGGGGAGGCGGAGGGCTCGTCGGAGACGGACTCCTCTGGGCTGATGGTGTCGGACGGCTTCACGCCTACGACTGGGCAGGTCCGCAACCGCTACGCGTCGGGCAGGCGTGTGCTCGACGCTCGGGATGCCTGCCTGACTCCGGTCGGTGAACTGGATGCCGAGTTCGACCGCTGGCTGGCCGCTCAGCGCGGCGGAGAGGCGATGGATCGGGCGGTGCTGAACGAGCGGCACGCACTCGACAAGATCGGCGGCGAGGCGGCGTTGATCGCGGAGTGCCGACGCCTGGCCGCACGCCCGAATCAGATCCCGCAGACGGTCCCGCACTTCTTCGAGATGCTGGCCGACGTCCTCGCCGCCCGGGGTGCCGCCGCACCGACGGACCCCCGCGGGGTGGCGCACATCGAGTGCGACTGCGTGCCGGACCTCGGACCGTCGCACTGCCACCTGTGCAGCACGCGAGAAGGCCGGGAGATGCCGTGGGTTGAGGCTCACGCCGCACCGACGGAGGTCGAGTGGGGCGTGCGATACGACGCACCGCACCCCGGAGGCGACACCGTGTACCCCGTTCCGCATGAGGACGTCGCCCGGCTGCTGGCTGGCGAGTCGGAGGGGACGACGCACCCGATGCAGCGCGACGTGCACCGGTCCGCGTGGCGGGAGGTCCAGCCGTGACCCGCCAGCACACGCGGCGCCCGGTCTGGGCCTGGTACTGCGACCTCTGCGGCCGACGCGGTGACGAGATCGCGTGGGAGCAGTCCGAGCTCCCCAGCGGGGACGAGATGCGAGCCCGCGGGTGGTTCATCGCCCAGACTTGGGGCGACAAGTGCCCGCAGTGCGCGATCGAGGCCCGGCCGTGAGCGCCGTCCGCCGCGGGACCTGCGCGGAACCCGGCCCGCGCGACCTGCACTGCACCGAGCACCCGGGCCACCGGTACTCGCACTACGACGCCGGCGAGGACGAGTCCTGGACCGGACGCGGCATCGACCCCATGCAGCCGCACGCGTGCGAGGACCCGGACTGCCCTGACCGAGAGGAGGCGATGACCGATGGGCGCGTCTGAGAAGCGGGCGGCCACGTACCACCCCGGAGACGGGCCGGTGCGGACGGTCGACGCCCGACTGGTGGCCGAGGCGTGGCACGACGCGACGTGCCTCCAAGGTCGCGAGTGCTGGTCGCGGCGTCAGCACGCCGCAGTGCTGGAGGCGTACCCGGACCGCCGCGCGACCGCGTTCCTCGACGGTCTCGGCATCAAGGTCGCCCCGTGATGGCCGGGTACGACGCCGAAGCGGCCCGGCGCCTTCGGGAGATGGAGGGCGCCGAGATCGCCGGTGAGGCCGAGGACGAGCGGTCGCTCGCGCTGTACGGCGAACTGCCCGAGGCCGTCTGGACCGACACCGAACCCAAGGAGACCGACCGTGGCTGACACCGAGACCCCGCGCACCGCAGCCGACGTCATCGCGGTGCACCTCGACCGCTCGTGGCGCCACGGACAGCACCTCGACTGCGGTGCGCCACTTCCTCCGGGCGGTCGCGACTTCCGGGCCGCGCACGTCACCGACATGCTCGCCGCCGCTGGGCTGCTCGCCACGGCCGAGCACGACCGGGGGGGCGCGGTGCAGGCACTCCGGGAGGTTGCCGAAACGCTCGATGGCGCGGACGCGCAGCACGAGTTGTCGAGGACCTTGCCCGACGGGAGTCACTGGTCCGATGAGTCCGTCTACGACGCCGTAGCGAACTCCGGTGCGATCACCGACTGGCTCGGCGCCCGCGCTGACCGCCTCGCCGCCGGGGAGGGGTCGTGACGTTGTACGAGCCCGCACAAGCCTCTGACCCTGTACGACCCACGAAGGAGACCCACCCGTGACCAACCCCTGCGCGCTCGACGACTGCAACCGCCCCGTCCCCGACACCAGCTTCATCTGCCCCGGCTGCGGCGACCGCCTCCGCGCCGCGCTCCTCCGGATCCCGGACGAGGTCACCCCACCCGGGCTCGTCACCATCCCCCAGCCCGGCAACCGACCGAACCTCGTCCGGCACGCCATCGACGGCGGACCCCTCGCGATCTCCGAGACTCCGCTGCCGTACAACCCAGCCGCCTCCGAGATCCGGACCGTCCTCGTCGGAACCCTCACGTACTGGACCGGCGCGATCTCCGAGCAGCGCGGCCTCACCGTCGACGACTGGACCCCGCCCGGCATGGCGATCTTCCTCGCCGGGCAGATCGACTGGCTTCGCGCCCAGGCCGCCGGCCCCGACGCGATCGACGAACTGACCGCCGCGGTCCGAACAGCCGAGCGTGCGACCGACCGCCCCGCCGACCGCCGATACGCCGGACCCTGCACCGCCGACGTCGAGCTCGACGGCATCCGCCTCGGCACGTGCGGCACCGACCTCTACGCCCTCCCCGGACGCGACACCATCACCTGCCCCACCTGCAACACCCAGGTCCCGGTCACCGAACGGCGCGCCTGGCTCCTCGAGCAGGCCGAGGACCGACTCCTGCCCGTCACCGAGATGGCGCGCGCCGTCGACGGCCTCGGCGTACCCGTCAACCGCGACACGATCAAGTCCTGGGTGCGCCGCGGACAGCTCGTATCCCGGGGCGCCACCGGTACCGCGGTCGCGCTCTACCGAGTCGGGGACGTCCTCGACCTCGTCCGGGCCGGCGCTCGACGCCGCGGCCTCACCTCAGCATGACTCGGATGCCTAGTCGTGGACGACACGGGCCCAGTGTGGGTTGCGCGATGGCGTCTTGCACCCTACGGTTCTCGTAGGTTGGCGTGAGCCAGCAGAGAGGCCCCGGATCCCCTGCCCGGGGCCTCTCACCGTGCGGGGTGGAGCAGCGGTAGCTCACCGGTCTCATACGCCAGGAGGACGCGGGTTCGAATCCCGCCCCCGCAACGACGGGGCCGCCACGGATCTGACGTCCGTGCGAGCCGTGCGAGAGACCAGAGGACCGGTGCCGCCCCGCGGAGCGCCCGGAGCACCCTGCCAGTCGGCTCGGCCCCGTCCCCTCAGCACCTCGCCGTCGCAGCGCACCCCGGTCCACACCCCACGAGGACGCGCCGGACGAGACCTGCACGACGAGGACCACACCACCGCACCGTCGAAGGGCACGGCCATGGCGCTCCCCCCGCTCCTCACCCGCCCCTGCTACTGCGGCACCAACCGCGACGAGCACGGCATGTGCCCCCACTGCGACAAGCCCCAGAACCCCGACCACCGCAAGGCACCGGGCGGCTGCGACGCGTGCGCCCGCATCGACCGACGCTGCACCTCCTGCGGGCTGATCTACCCCGACTCCACCGCCGCGCAGGTCTGCGAGCGCAACGACCGCGCCCAGGAGATCCGCCGGCGCCCCTGATGCCCCGCCCCCGCACCACCACCACGGCCCGCTCCGACACGCGAGCGATGAAGGCCGCACGGACCGCGTTCTTCGCCGAAGGCAAGCACCTCGACGCCGACCCCAACACCAGGCACCTCGCGAACTGCTGGCTCTGCAAGCAACGCATCGCCTACGACGTCGACCCCAACACCACCCCCGACTCCCACAACCTCGACCACTACCACCCAGTCTCCACCCACCCCGAACTCCAGCACGACACCAGCAACTGGCGGCACAGCCACATGCTGTGCAACCAGAACCGCGGGAACCGGGCCCCCTCAACCGGGCTCGGAGAAGAGGTCGAAGCCTGGTGGTGACCGTGAGCGGCTGCGAGACGTGCGACCAGATCGGCCCCGACATCACGCGCACGATCAGCGACCTCCGCGACGTGCACCGCGCCATGCACGACATCGGCCGCATCGTCATGGCCGACGTGCTCGAACCCGCGCTGCGATGGATCGACAAGGCGCTCGCCCGCACGGCACGGACCCCAAAGGGCCCAGTCTGAAGCCGAACCTGCCAGAAAATCTCGGCCCGACCCTCGGGGGGGCCGAGCGCCGGGGGGAGCCGTCCTCTCTCCCCGGGGTTGCCGGCTCGGGGGTCGCGCGCGCGAGGGGCGGTGAGTCGTATGGCTGAGTTCGAGCGTGAGTCGCTGGCCGATGCGCTCGAGCGGTCGATCGCCGCGGCGATGCACCTCACGGCGCGGGATGCGGGGATGGTCGCGGCGGCGAGGGCTCTCGCTGCTCGGATCGATGCGTGGGACGTCATCGTGGAGTGGGCGATGGACGACCTGGCGGGCAACCCGCGGCGGGGTGCTCGGCCGGCGGTCCCGCAGAACGACAACACGTCCTTGCCGACGTACCTGAAGTACCTCGACGCGCTGCGCCTGGTGCCGCCGGCGGCGGAGAAGGCGAAGCCGGGTCCGGCGTCGCAGGCGTCGGCGTCGCAGCAGGCGTTGACCGAGATGCGCCAGGGTCTGGCCCTGGTTCCGGAGGTGGGGTGATCGGCGAGTGTCGGTCATCACCCACGGGTTCACGACACCGCGGATCTTCACCAGGCCGCTGGCAGAGGGTGAGCCTGGACCGTGTGGGTGTGGCTGTGCGCTGACGCCGGCTACCTCGCGGGGGTTCGAGGCGGTGGTGTTCGCCGAGTCGGTTCTGCGGGTGCATCTGTACCCGTGGGAGCGGTGGCTGCTCATCCACCTGCTCGAGCTGGGTCCCGGCGGGACACTGCGGTTCCGCAAGGCGCTGGTCATCGTCGCCAGGCAGAACGGCAAGACGCTGATCGCGGCGGTCCTCGCGGCGTTCTTCCTGTACGTCGACTCGGCGCGGTGGCCGCAGTTCATCCAGCCGCGGGACTTCGTGATCGTCGGTGCGGCGCAGAAGCTCGACATCGCGATGAAGCCGTGGACGCAGGTCCGCCAGTGGGGCGGCCCGGATGACCCGAAGGTCGGGATCGCGCACGACCGGGTGCCGGTGCTGCAGGCGTCGACGCGGATGCCGCGGATGGTCAACGGCGAGACGGAGATGGTCACGCACGAGGGTGCGGTGTACCGGCCGCGGACGTTCGATGGTGCGCGCGGCTACTCCTCGGCGCGACTGATCCTCGACGAGCTGCGGCAGCAGTACGACTACGAGGGCTGGTCGGCGATCGAGAAGTCGGCGACGGCGATGTACGACTCGATGCTGCTGGCGTTCTCGAACGCGGGGACGTACCGGTCGGTGGTCCTCAAGGACGTGCGGCAGATCGCGCACGAGTCGGTCAACAACCCGGGTGCCCAGTGGTTCGTGGCCGAGTGGTCGGCGAAGCCGGACGCGCCGCTGACGAGCCGGAAGGCGTTCGCGCAGGCGAACCCGTCTGCGGGCTACAACCCGGCGATGACGCTCGACGGCCTCATGCAGACGGCCGCGGAGGCGAAGAACAAAAGCATCGAGCGCATCGAGGTGCTGTGTCAGTGGGTGACGCAGAACGTCGAGCCGTACATCGAGCCGACGGACTGGAAGGCCCGGCAAGTCGCGCCGTCGGATCTGCGGATCGCGAAGGGCGCGCGCACGGTCTGGGCGGTGGACACGTCGGGGGACCGGTCAACGACGTGGGTGGCAGCTGCCGTGAAGACGGCGGACGGTCGGCCGTTCGCGATGGTGCGCACGAAGCGTGCGGGCATCGTGTGGGCGGTCGAGTACCTGCGCGCACTGGCCGACGCGTCGGGTCATCGTGAGGTCGCGGTACAGGCGCAGGGCTGCCCGGCGGTCGAGCTCATCCCGCTGCTGAAGGCGGAGTACGAGGACGAGGACGGCATGAAGCGTCCCGGCCTGACGGTGCACGAGATGGACCGTCCGACGTGTGCGATCGCGACGGGCCAGATGCACGACCACGTGGTGCGTGACCGGACGCTGGTTCTCACCGAGCAGCCCGACGTCGACCTCGCGATCGAGGGCGGCCTGGCGACGAAGTACGCCGAGAACCGGCTGTGGTCGCGAGAGGCGTCCAAGCCCGTGGATGTCGCGGGGGTGTGCGCGATGACGTGGGCGCTGTACGCCCTCGAGAACCTCAAGCCCGAGCCGAAGAAGCCCGCTCCCCCGCCGCCGCGCGCCGCGGTGCTCGACGGCGAGTCGACCGGCCCGTCCGAGGAGAGCCTCCTCACCGCATCGTTCTAGGGAGGGGGGACCGCATGGCCGAGATCGGCTACCAGCGCGACGGCCTCCCGGGGTGGACTGCCCTCGCCGACGACTCCGGTGAGACCAACCCGGCGCTGATCTGGCCGAAGTCGGTCGACGTGTTCGACAAGATGCGCCGCGAGGACGCCCAGGTGGGATCGGTGCTGCGGGCGGTGACGTTCCCGATCCGCCGCACGACGTGGATGATCGACCCGGCCGGCGCCCGCGATGAGGTCGTGGACCTGGTGGCGGACTCGTTCGGGCTGCCGGTTAAGGGCCGTGACCGGTCGGCGCCGACGCGCACGCGTGACCGGTTCGACTTCGACGAGCACCTGCGCCTCGCGCTGCTCGAGCTCGTGTTCGGGCACTCCGTGTTCGAGCAGGTGTACCGAGTCGACGACGACGGCATGGTGCGGCTGCGCAAGCTCGCGTGGCGGCCGCCGCGGACGATCTCGAAGTGGGACGTGGCCGCTGACGGAGGTCTGGTCGCGATCGAGCAGTGGGGTACCACCGGGCGCATGCCGCGCATCCCGGTCGACCGGCTCGTGGTGTACGTCAACGAGCGCGAGGGCGCGAACTGGGTCGGCACGTCCCTGCTGCGCACGGCCTACAAGAACTGGCTGCTCAAGGACCGCACGCTGCGCGCCCAGGCTGTCGGCGTCGAGCGCAACAGCCTCGGCATCCCGGTCTACAAGGGCGCGCCCGTGCCCGACGGATTGTCCGAGGCCGAGACCCTGAAGTGGATCGAGACGCAGAAGTCCGACGGTCTGAACCTGGCGAAGGCCACCCGCTCCGGACAGGACGCCGGCGCGTCGATCCCCGCTGAGGCCGAGTTCTCCCTCATGGGCGTCACCGGCACTCGCCAGGACACGGACAAGCCGATCCGGTACCACGACGAGCAGATCGCGCGCGCGGTCCTGGCGCACTTCCTGAACCTCGGGTCCGAGACGGGTTCGTGGGCGCTGGGGTCGACGTTCGCGGAGTTCTTCGTGGGCTCTCTGAACGCGGTGGCGCTGCACATCGCGAACACCTGCCAGGCGCACGTCGTCGAGGATCTCGTCGATGTGAACTTCGGGCCGACCGAGCCTGCGCCGCGGCTGGTGCCGGCGACGATCGGCGAGGAGCAGCCGATCACGGCCGAGGCCGTCAAGGCGCTCGTGGACTGCGGCGCACTGCGCACCGACCGTGCGCTCGAGGAGTACCTGCGGCAGCGCTACAAGCTGCCGCCGAAGGACGACTCGATCGCGCGCGCCGCGAACTCGGACGGCACCCCGAGGTCCCCAGTGGCGACCGACGGCGCGAAGTACGGCGTGCTCGCGTCGGCGATCGCGCATGCGAGGCACGAGTTCTACGACGAGGGCGGTCAGCCCTCCACGCCTGAGGAGGCGGCATGACCGACGCCAAGCGCGCGAACCGGTTCTGGGGCAACAAGCCCCTGCCGAAGACCAAGGCGGAGTTCTTCGACGCGATCACCACCCCGGCGCCGACCGGCGACGGCTCCGTCGCGACGATCCGCATGTACGGGCCGATCGACTCGTGGGGCGGCTTCTGGGGCATCTCCACCAAGGACGTCGGTCAGGTCCTCGACGCGCTCCCGGACTCGGTCGAGCAGATCATCCTGCGAGTCAACTCCCCCGGCGGCGAGGTGTTCGAGGGCGTCTCGATCCTGAACATGCTCCGCGCCCACAAGGCCACGGTGACCGCGGTCGTGGACGGCCTCGCCGCGTCGGCCGCGTCGGTCATCGCGACCGGCTGCGACGAGACGGTCATGAGCCCGGGCACGCAGATGATGATCCACTCCCCGTCGACGATCGTCTGGGGCAACGCCTCCGAGATGCGCAAGACCGCCGACGTCCTGGACGGCATCGAGGCATCGATCATCGAGGTCTACACCGACAAGGCCGGCGAGAAGGACTGGACGGCGCTGCTCGCCGACGAGACCTGGATGACCGCCAAGGAGTCCGTCGACCTCGGTCTCGCCGACCGCGTGGCGGTGATCCCCGACGCCGGCGAGACGGAGACGGTCGGCGAGGACGAGGTCGTCGTGACCATCCCTGATGACGACGTGGAGGACTCCGCCGCTGCGCGCGTGCTCCGCATCGCCGCGAGCGTCAGCGCCGCGGCCCACAAGCCCCCGGTCTCGTCCGAGCCGGGCAACACCAACCGGAAGGAGTCCGTCGTGAGCGACGACTTCAAGGCGAAGATCCGGGAGCGGCTCGGCGTGACCGATGCCACGGACTCGGAGGAGACGCTGCTCGCGGCGCTCGACGAGGCCCTCGCGGAGCAGGCCGACGGCACCACCACCTCCGCGGGCACCGTGGTCGTGGACGTGACCAGCAACCTCCCCGCCGGCGCGCTCGTCGTCGACAAGGCCGTGCACGAGCAGCTCGTCGCGGATGCCGCCGCGGGTCGCAAGGCGGCGGAGACGCTCGACGCGCAGCGGCGTGACGGCATCGTCGCGTCCGCGCTCAAGGACGGGCGGATCGCCCCGGCGTCCCGCGACGCGTGGCGTGCGTCGCTCGACAAGGACGAGGACGGCACGAAGTCGCTCCTCGAGTCCATGCCGAAGAACACCGTGCCGGTGGCCGAGATCGGTCACACGGACGACACCAAGTCCACCGAGGACCAGCTCGCCGCGAAGGCCGGCTGGACCACGACCGTCGAGGGGGCCTGACATGTCCGACTACCTGCCCAAGTTCAAGCCGGGCCAGGCGGTGACGTTCAAGGCGTCCGCCGCGGTGACCGGTGGCCGTCAGGTCGTCGTGACCGGCAACCGCACCGTCGGCCCCGCCGGGGACGACGCGGTCGCGATCGGAACCGCCGGCTTCGACGCCGCGATCGGCGAGGACGTCACCGTCTTCCTCCGCGGCAACGGCGTGCACCCGCTCGTCGCGGCCGGCGCGATCGCCGCCGGCGCGAAGGTCATCACCGCCACCGGCGGCAAGGTCGCGACCATCGCGTCCGGCACCAACCCCATCGGGCTCGCGCTCACCGCCGCGGCCGCCGACAACGACCTCGTCGAGGTCCTGTACCTCTGAGGAGGCCGAGATGTCGTACACCTACCCGGTGAAGCACCCCGAGGGGACGCTCACCACGGCGGAGCTGCACCTGCTCCTGTCGAACCCGACCGTGATCGCCAAGCGGCTGCACGACCTGACGCAGATGAAGTTCATTGCGGACTTCCTGCTGTCGGGTCGGTACAGCGCGGCCGGTGGCGGGATCTTCTACGAGACCGGTGAGGAGGCGTTCGCCTCCGACGACCCGGAGTCGGTCGGCCCTCTCGGCGAGTACCCGAAGGTGGTCCTCGAGTCCGGCGAGGTCGTCTCGGCCCGCACGGTCAAGTGGGGCCTGGACTCGGTCATCTCCGACGAGAAGATCGCCCGGCAGGGCATCGCCTACGTCAACAAGGGGCTGGCCCGGCTCGGCAACACGGTGGTGCGCCACGTCGACTCGGTCGCGATGGCCGTGATCGTGTCCCGCGTGACGAGCACCTTCGCCTCGCCGTCCACCTGGACCACCGCGGGCAAGGCGGTCGAGGCGATCCTGTCGATCCAGCAGACCCGCGCCCAGCTCGGCCTCGGGATCGAGCTCGACACCGTGGTCCTGTCCCCCGCGGACTACGCCAAGGTCATCGGGATGCTGATCGACGACAAGGCGCTGCCCCGCGAGTCGGGTGCGACCGCGGTCCAGGGCAACATCCCCGTCGACGCTCTCGGTCTGACGTGGGCGACCACGCCGCACTACACGGGCGCGAACCCGCTGCTGGTGGACCGCGAGCAGCTCGGCGGCATGGCCGACGAGCAGCTCGGCGGCCCGGGCTACGTGGGCACCGGCAACGTGGGCATCGAGTCGAAGTCGATCCGCAACGACGACGACGACTCGTACACCCTGCGCGCCCGGCGCGTCACGGTCCCCGTGGTCACCGAGCCCCTGGCCGGTGTCCAGCTCACGGGAACGGGCCTCTGATGGCGGCCGAGCAGACCGCGGGGCAGAAGACCGCGGACGAGCAGGCCGCCGCCGAGGCCAAGGCCGCGGAGGAGCAGAAGACCGCCGAGGAGAAGGCCAAGCAGGAGGCGGAGGCCAAGGCCGCCGCCGAGGCCAACAAGGGCGGCGCCAAGGCCGAGCCCAAGACGCCCCGCGCGAGCGCGGCGTCGAAGGGCTACGTGGTCTCCGGCGCCGCGGTCGTGCTCCGCACGAAGGACAAGGCCGAGCGGTACCTGTACCGCGGGGCCGTCGTCCCGGACGGGGTCTTCACGGACGAGTCGATCAAGCACGCCCTCGCGGTGGGCCTGATCGAGAAGTCCAAGTAGTCGAGAGGGGGCGGTGGAGATGATCGGCCCGAGTGACCTGCCCGGCGACCCTGACACGGCGCGGCGTC